CACGCCCTAGCCGTGCTGAACGCTGCGGTGAAGGAGGGTCTGCTCGAAACCGTGGAGCTCGAGAAGCCGACCGACGCCTACTACGAGAATGTCGCGACGGTCATCGACATGAAGTTCCCCAACTTGGACACGATGCTCAAAGTGGTGAGTGCGGTCCGCAGTCACCAGCCGGGGTCACGCACCTACGAGGTGATGAGTGCCATCGGGGTGCTTGCCGGTTGCCGTCCGTCGGAAATTGTGATGCTCGAAACTGACGACCTCGACCTGCCCGAAGAGGGCTTCGGAGAGATCACTATCTCCCACGCCCGCGTAGGTGTCCCTGGCTACTCGGACGACCCCGAAGAAGACGGCTTACCGAAGGCTCGTCGCTCGCGTCGCACCGTGCCTGCCCACCCAACCCTTGTGAAGATAATCCGCGAGTACCTGGACGAGATGGGCATTGAGCGCGGACCAATCTTTCGGACACGCAAGGGCAAGGTTCCACCGCAGAGCAACTGGACTCGCGCACTGACACGCGCCACCACCACGGTGGGCTGCCGGGACCTGACCCCCTACGACCTTCGCCGGTTCCACGGGACTTGGCTCACAGAGGGCGGTCGCAAGTATCCCGAGTACGCGCGCCGCATGGGTCACTCGCTCGAAACCTTTATGCGCTACTACGTGGGCACGACCTCGGACGCCGAGGGTGATGTGAATGAAGAGATGAGCCGCGCGCTCGGTGCTTAGTCTGCGATAGCCGAGAGGATTGCCCGGCGGAGCTCTTCGTCGGTCAGTCGTCGAAGCCTTGCGGCCACCGCCGCACTTTCGTGAGTGGTCGAGAGTGCGGCGGTGGCGTAGAGGCGCACCGGATCCCAACCCTTACGTGGGAGCAGTGCGCGAACAAGTGCGCGGGCAATGTCGTAGTCGTCGGGAAGCAGGGTGAGGTTGCCGCCGTAGGCGATGTTCACCGTCTCCTTCTTCGTGCTGCGCTGAACGATGGGCTCACCGTTGCAAAGCGACGACATCAGACCGTAGAACTCAAAGCCCTCTACGATGCCCAACTCATTGGCCTCGACGTTGAGCACGTAGTAGTCGCGGCCAGCCACCAGGCGCTTGTCTTCGGCCAGCCAGGTAAGCAATGCGTCGTCGGTGCTATATCCCCGGTTGTTGCCCTTAGCCGTGCGCAGGTCGAAGTCGGGATCAATGCAGTGGCGAATGAAAGTCGCTAGCGACAGTCCGTTCATCGATGTACGCGTGCCTGGCTTCATCGTCTTCACGTTCACTGGGATACCGATGGCCGTTTTGTTAGTGAAACGGAAGGTGACCCAGATGTCGGCGGGGGGGCGGTCACCTTCTAGCTCCTCAATAGTCAAGCCCAATACATTCTTGACCCCTGCGGCTAAGGCGGCGGTGATGAACTCGGCCTCGATCTTGGCCAGCGTCCTAGGGTTTGTAAGCAGGGGCACCAGAGCCTTCTCGTAGTGCGCGCCGTACTCTTGGCCGCCACGCTGGTGCGCCGTCTTCTCGGCCGCCTTGTGAATGCAAAGGGCAAGTGTCGGCGACTTCGAGAGCAGTGAAAAGTATCCGGCTACTTGTTCTAGCCACCGCCCCTTTGGGATCGTGGGCGCGGCAGGCTCAATGGTGAAGAGGTGCGGTTGGTTCACCGTCCTTACCGTCCGCGCGGTTTTACGCGATGCCAGATTTCTTTACTTTTCCTCGGAGTTGGATTGGATCGCCTTTTCGACGCGACCAACCCGGCGAGCAATAGATGCGTTCTGTTCGGCGATGTTGTCCACCTTGTCGGCCAACAACTCGAAGCGCTGGTGGGCAAGGTCTTGCTTCTCTACCAGGAGCGCCACGTTCTCGCGAATGGTGTTCTCCCCCGGCTGGATGCCATTGACGCTCTTGTCAATGGAACGCGCAAACTTCTGGGCGCGGTAGCTGAGGATCGCACTAATCGTTGCCGCAAGCACTGTGGCAGTGCCAGCAATGAGGGCCGCGATGATGTAGGGAAAAGATGAGGTGGTCAAGGTGGGACTTTCTAGGAACCGCGGTGAGTGAGCTTCTTTGTGAAACGTCGAGCTGTCTCTGCAACGACACCCCCGGCGACAAACAGGGCTACCCACATCGGAATGCTCGAACCTTTCGGCGCGGGCTTCGGCTTGGGCTTCGGCTTGTGCTTGACGACCGGCTTAGGGGTGTGGGCAGCCACGTAAACGTCGGAGGCGTTTTGGGTTGCAGGACCCCACATGCCGTCAGCCTGTGACGCGGGCAGGCCAATCTTGTGCTGCCACAGCATCACGCCATAGAGGACGGCTTGCGAGTAGGTGCCGTCGATCGGGCCGGTGTAGTAGCCCTCCTTGGACAGCAGTTGCTGAACGACGACAACGGCAGGACCAGATGACGGTTCGGTGTAGATAGGCGACGCAACCGGGGTGGCCTTGGTTGGCGGTGCAACGAGAACAGCGCCCAGTCCGACACTCTTCATCCACTCCGAGGTAGTGACTGACGCGTCACCCTTGAACCCAGGAACGCGAAGCGCGTCGGTGAACTGCCAGATCTGGGTATTGGTCCAAACGCCGGTGTGCGGCAGACCAAGACCACACCCGTTGGCGTTGGCGGCTTTGGGCGTGACGCCTTCGCCCAGCGGGTAGGCGGCTATCCACAGTGTTGGGGCAACCTTGGCAATTGCAGCGCTCTGGCTGAACCCGTAGTAAGCGCCCGTGTAAACAATGGCGGTCTTTCCCGTGAGGGCATCAACGGTCTTCAACCACGCAACGGCCCAAGCCCACGTTGCGGCGTTGCTGGTGTGCGTGACTTCTAAGTCAAGGGCCGGTGGGAACTGCGCCTTTGCGATGTTGGAGTGGGCGACGAAGAACTTCGCATCGGCAACGGGATCAACCTTGCCAGGCTGGGCGAACTCGTAGGGTCCCCACGGGAGACCTGCCTTCATCGCTCCTTGCTCCTGCGATGCGGCGAGAGGATTGACGTAGGTGATCTCGGTGGTCTTGATGTAAGCGCCAGCGATGCCCGCCTTCGCGATCGTCGTCCAGTTGAGGCCGGGGTTCCAACCACTGACGTCGATCAGGCGGAGCCACTGTGAGCACGGTGTCGCCTGAACAGAAGTTGGGGTTGCGCTTGCCACCTGGACAGATCCACCGAATGAGAAAAAGGTCAGCAGGGTGAAGAAAAGGGCGCGGCGCATGGCCGTGACCCTTGCTGCGTGCTACTTCTGCTTGAAGATGGCGTCGTAGAGCATGGACAAAAGTTCAGGGCTGTGCGTGGTGCGCGCTTCGCGTGAGATCGGGTATCCATCACTGTCCATCTGGACTGCCTCGACCTGGACCTCAACCTGAAACTGGTCGCTCGTGCCGTCAGCAAGTGAGATGGTGCTCGCGGTGATCCGACAAGGGAAGGTGATGAGGCCGAGCTGTGTCTGCACCTCAACCGTGGCGAAGTCTCCGACACCGAAGTCGAGCACTCCGTATGGGCGGCCGGGGCCCGCATCGTAGATGATGTCGGCGGTGATGAGCGGCAGGTTGTTGTCGTTGTAGTAGCCGTCGGCCACCTGGTTCAGCGAGTCGATCTGGGTGAGGGTCGAAGCTGTGAAGGGATTGACGTGGCGACCGTACTTAGACAGCATGGACACCACTGACGCGTCGAAGTTCGCCGCCGTGTTGTTGGCAGTTTGTTTGGCCGCTTCCGTGGTCAGTGTCGAGTAGTTGTTGGGGCGCGGTGAGTAGCCGTAGATGAATGTGGCATCGGTTGGCTTCTGTCCGGGCGCGGCAGCTGGGCCCATTAGGTAGCCGCCGGCACCCTCAACGCGCACAACGGTGGACAGCGCGTCCCACTTCGATGTGATGTTCACCTGGGCGGAGTTCCGTTCGGTAAAGATGAGTTCGCCGATGTGGTTAGTGCCGCGGTTCACGGCAATCTTTAACTGGCGGGTCTGCGGGTCTACCCAGAACTCGGCACCGCCGACAGCCTGGGTGCCGATCTGCTTGAATGCGGCAGACAAGAGAGAGTTGAGCTCGAACTTCACAGTCGTCTGGTGGTCGCGCGCGATACCCTTCACGTCGATCATGTCGCTCTCGAAGCCCAGTGAAAGGTTGCCTCCAAGTTTTGCTTGTTCGCGGTTGAGCAGGTCCTCAAAGATGCCCGTGTGTTGGCCAGGTACAGAGCCCAGGAAGATGTTCTGATAGACGAGCGAGTTGGGGTCGGCCCACGTCGCGTCTGGCGTTGCTTGGACGAGGCCCGGATACTCAATCGCACGGTGGGTAAGCAGTTCTTCGAGAAGGCTCATCGCCGTCAGGTCGAAGGTGGCTTCGGAACTGTTGTAGGTAGATGCCGTGATCGGCCCAAGTGCAATGCACTGGTCGCCAATGTAAACAACCACCTCGACCGCACCGGGCTCAACGAGGTTCAGGGGGTTGGAGAAATCACCGCCGAGCGCCTGCGATCGCCGAGCGAGTTCTTGGGCACTTACCGACAACTGCACCTGACCCGACCCCGCAAGGGCGTCCGTGACTTTCAGGTTGCTGATCTCTGAAAGGACACACAGTTGGGTAACAGAGTTCGGATCGGTAGGCGTGGCGTTGTGGTCCACCGTTTGGAGCACAACCGTGACGCGCGAGGAGGCGATCACGCCGGTCACGGTTGTGCTGGCGCTGGTGCCGGCAGAGTTGGCGGCGGTGAGAGTGAAGCTGTATGGGCCCGTCACGCCGTCGGCAGGAACGAACGCGATCTGGACCTGGGTAGCGCTGTATGGCGTGACCGTCAGGGTTCCCCGAGTTGGGTCGTGCAATGTCGCGGTGAAGATGTCCTGGCTTAGTGGGCTCGGGTCAAAGGTCGAGAAGATCTGCATTGCACGGTGCTTGGGAGACAAGCCCGCGTAGTTTGGCTCGACGCTGGGCATGGTCGAGGGAAATGGCGCACCCGGTGCGGTCACGGCGTTGCCGACTTCGGCGGTAAAGACCGAGCGCGCACCGAACACCGGGAACTTCGCGTGGGTCGTATTGACGGCGACCGCATAGAAACTGAATGAGCCATTGAAGAACGATGGCGGCGTCACGGTGACATGGCGCTTTACCTTTGACGAGTCGTCGGACGGGATGACCAACACCGTGGCGTAAGCGGGGTTGTCCATCAGAGGCGTTGGGTTGGGGATCGGGATCTGCAACTCGACTGCCCCACCGCTACTCCCATCGGAGACGTATGCCGTCGAAGACAGGAAGGTGCCGCCGCTACCTGTTAGCCCAATGTCAAGCCGCCACGATCCGGCCCCAGTTGGGGTGTAGTCAGGGTCATTCCATTCGAGGTCGAACGAGACCGACGAGTTCTCGGCAATCTGCGGCAGCTGTGATGTTGAGCCGGTCTGCACGATGAAGGGGGCGGTGGGGCCAACAGGCGGCACAACGCTGACCGTGACTTTGGTCCAAGGTGACCAGGTACCGGAGCTGATTTCTTTTGCAGCGATGTAGATGTCACGAGAACCAGCCCAGTTCTCGGTGGACTGGAACTCTAACGAAGCCGAGCGGTCCGAATTAACACTCGGCAACACCGAAGCGGTACCAAGAATGGCGCTGGTGCTGTCCGTAAAGGTCAGCGTCGTAGATGCCCCCGTCGGGTTGGGCGTGTTGCTGATCGCCCACTGGATCGGCGAGGTGATCGTGTCCGTCGTCGTGAAGGTCTGCGTCGCGTTTCCACCGATGGGCATCGACAGGTTCTGGCCGACGGGTGCCGTCGGGTAGGCGTGAGCCCCACTAAGGGCAACAACGAAAACCGCGTTGTCGTTGGCTCCGGAGCGCTGTGCCGACAGCAAATAGGCACGGTTCCCGGCAGGGTTGAGCGCCATGACGGTGGACTGAAAGAACCCAGTGACCGAACCAACAATCAGCTGGGCAGCGAGATCAACGACCTGAATGCTGGGGTATGGTGAGCCGCTAACGAGGACATAAGTGGCCGAGCCCGTTGGGTCAATGGCAATGCTCGAAGGCGTGGTCGAGTTAGCAAACGATACGGACCACGAAGAGGTCTGTGTCGCAATGTCCATTGCGGACAACTTCGAGGAACCCGATGACCCAATGGTCGCAATGAGCAACTGGGAGCTGTCTTGCGTTACGGCCATGGCGGTCGGGTAGTCGGTAAGGGTGAAGCTGCTAGCAACTTCGTAAGTGCTGGTGTCGATAACCGAGATGGACCGGTTGTTGGTATGAACGAAGACGTAGTTGCCATCGGGGGTGGCGGCAAGGTTGGTAGGAGAATTGCCCACCGGAATTGTGTATTCCAGTGTGTTGTCGGCCATCCGGATAACGGACACGGTGCCATCGACGAAGTTGGAAATGAAGAGGCGTGTATCAGCTTGGCCGGCAATCATGGCCGAAGGCACCGTGCCCACGGGTATCGTCGCGACAACCTGATCCGTCGTGGTGTCAATCGCATAGACATAGCTCGAAGAGTGCGTAGATGCGCCACCGGTGACATAGGCAAAGGCGCCGTCGTAGCGCATCGCCATGAACTCCGGCAGAATGCTGACCGGGATCGTCGAAACGACAGTGTTGGTATCGAGGTCTAGGACGGTGACGGTGTTGGGGGTAATCGCGTTGGCGACGTATGCCTTCTTGCCGTCTGGCGTTATCGCAATACCAGTCGGAGTTGATACACCTGAAATCGTGTCGATGAGGCTGCCGAGCGACATTAGATCAGCCACCCATCGGTCCATTCAACTTGCGTAAAGTTGGCGAAACCTCCACCGCTGGCGGTCACTGACACGGTGTTGGCACCTGGGGCAACTGTTGGCCACGCCGATCCCACGACGCGATACTTCAACCCGCGAAGCGTTGCTTCGCCAGTGACAATCTGAATGTCTTCATAGCCAGGGCGCGTGGTGACGACAACGGTGGCCGGTCCGGTTAGGGGCAAGCCGGTGAGGTGAAGCGTCTCGCTGGTCTGGTCCGCGTGGACGATGGAGATGTCCAGCGATGACACAGTGCCACTGGTGGCAACTGTGATGGTCGGGTAGACCTTGACGGTTCCTTGCGACGTCAAGGTGTAGCTGGGGGCATTGATGGTCCCCGTCGGTGTTGGGACTACTGCGCTGGCGTAGGGGTTGCCGGTCACGAATGCGATCGTGAACTGGATTTCCAATGCGCTCATCGATGTCGGCTCCAACTTCTCGACCACGCCTTCGAGCTGAACGAGAGGCATTGTTGAGTTCGGCTGAAACCGCAACTTGATTGAGTTGGTCAGTGGGTCACCACACACATAGACAAGCTTCTGCCACAACTCATTGACAACATCGGTAGAGCTACCAAAGACCGTGCCCGAGATCGTCACGTCGCGGACATCGGCACGTCCAGAGGCCACGATGCCACCCGCGAAGGTTGGCAGGTGTTGGCGGCGAACGACGAGTGGGGCTGGGGTGATCAACGCGCTGTCAATGGTGTAGCCAAAGGCGTTGCCGCTGTTGTCAATGCTCGAAGCACCGACCACGCCAGGGGCAAAGCCCAGGTCGATCTGGGTGCCATCGGGGGCGATGAGGGTTGCTTGGGAGAGGATCATGCGGGAACCCTTGTCGTGCGGAGGTACTTGCTAGCGGTGGCACGGTTGAGGCGATCGAGCTCAATGGCAAGCTGACGCGCATCGACACCATTGGCCGAGATGTTGTAGGTGATCTGAACGTTGGCACCAGAACCACCAACGGCAGCGGCGTACTGCGACCGCTTCGAGTGAGGCACGATGTCTTCGGGCTCTCCCCCGTCGGCCATCATTACCGGCACGCCATGCTTAACGGCCCCACTTGGGTAAACGGTTCCACCGTCAGCGAACCAGTGGTCCACTGCGTACGAAGTTCCACCGAAAGCAAGACCGCCGAGGCCACCAACTAAGGCACCCATTGGGCCACCTAGTGCCATGCCGATCATGGCGCCACCACCAGCCATCTTCAAGATGTCCGTGTTTGATTCTTTCTTGTTGAACGCATCTTTGACGGCCCCGGAGGCGAGTAGCGCACCACCGCCGACCAAAAGTCCCTTGGTTAGTAGGCCACCAACTCCGCCGATTGCTCCCATTGCTCCACCAGCACCTTCGGCGGCGGCAAGACTTTCTTGCGCAGTTGCGTCAGTGATCGCAGCCGTGGCACCGACACCTTCGGAAGCGGAGAGGGCACCCTGCGCAGCGGCGTCTGATGCGGCGGCGGCCGTTGATGCGCCTTCGGCTCCCGCAAGCTCGGCGTTAGCCCCAGCATCGCCCGCACTCGCAGAGGCGTTAGTGGCCTTCGCATCCGTGTTGGTGGCCGTGGTAGTCGTGTTGGTAGCAGTGGTGGTGGTGTCGCTGGCGACCGCACCGGTGTGATCCCGCACGAAGCCTGTCACGCTCTTGATGACATTGGAAACGTCGCTACCAAGTTCTTTGACGCCCTTCAACATCGCACCGAACTTGGACAGAACGAAGGTTCCGGCAGTGAAGCCCAGAATGGTCGCCTTGATCGGGCCGGGGGCGTCGTTAAACCAGGTCATCACACCGTCAAGGCCCTTTAACAACATGCTGATCGTAGGGATCATCTCCTTACCGATCTGGTCTTGCAGGTTCTTGAATGTGGCTTCGCTGGTCTTCAACCGCTCGGCGGGGTCATTGGCGTGCTTGGCGAAGTAGTCGTTAAACGCGTTGGTCTGTTGCAGGATCAAGTTGTAGGCGGCCTGGGACTTCTGCGCGGCGGTCAGGGTCGGCATCTTGCCCGCAACGGCGGCCGCATAGGCTTGCTCGTTCTTTGCGAGGTCGGCCTGCACCTTTGCGACCTGGGCACTGCTCGCGCCGTACTTGGCGGTGTCCGTGGTCAGCTTCTGCTGCAAGAGTGCGTGCTGTGCCGCGAGCTCGTTGGCTTTGGTCTGGTCACCTTGCATCTTGACCAGGCCGAGTTTGAGCGCCTCTTGTTGGAGCGACGCCTGGGTGAGGCTGACTCCGTACTGACGAAGGGCGCGTGACTGGCCACCCGCGAGTGCCATGGTCATGCCTTGCAAGATTGTCTGCTGGTCACCGCCGGTGGCGACGGCGATGTCCGCCGAGCGCTGCAATAGGTTCTTCGACATCTGGGCAGCCTGCGTGTCGTTGGCACCCATGATCGACTTGGCGACGTTGCCCAGCTTGTTGAGTTGTTGGAGTGTGTCGGTGGCGGAGAGGCCAGCGGTCTTGGCCGCGTTCTCCGAGTAGTTCTGGATCGCTTTCGACGCATTGCCGAAAACGATCTGCGAGGTATTGACGTACTGCTGGTAAGAGACGGCGCCCTTGTAGCCCTCGTAGGCGGCGAACCCGGCGCCCATCGTGACAAGGTTCATCATCTGACTGTGGGCCTTACCAACACCAGCGAGCGCGCCTTCACTAGCAACAGCCGACTTCTTCGCAGCGGTCTCGGTGGTGCGGGTGGTCTCGATAGCGGCCTTGTCTAAGCCAGGCTTCATTCCCGCGGCGTAAGCCTCACCAGCAGAAGCACCGGCCTTCGCACCACCAGCAGCGCCCGCCTCTGCGAGCTTCGTTTCGAGCTCGGCCTCGCTAGCGGTGGCGCCTTCGTTAAACGCAGTGCTGAATGAAGACCCGGCCTTCAACCCCGCCGTGCGCGCCTGTGCGGTGACAGCTGCCATGTCCAACTCGGGACGGATGGCTACGACAGCCGACATCAATGCACTGGCCACGTCACACCTCCACGATGTTCACACGGCCCTGGTGCCTACTTAGACCATCAAGAAGTTCTTGGGTAGTGCGGATTCGGGCCTCTTCTTCTTCGACACTTGCTGCCGCGATGTACTCGCGAATGCGCGAGCCAGCGGAGAGCCCCGCCACAAGTTCGATGAACTCGTTGGCCGACAGCTCGTCGATCTCGGCTGCGCTTAGCCCGTACTCGCGGCGGAAGTCCGCTCGGGCCATTGCGGGCCACCTAGCGAAGATCGAAGCGGTGCGAAGGGCATACCAGGTGCCCCAGACACCTATTCCGCTTTTGGGTCGGCGTCGCCCTCTGACGGAATCATTGTCTCGAAGAAACCAAGGTCGAACAGAACGTCGTTGAGGAACTCACGCAGCGCGTCCGTCGGCACCGTCTTGTCAGAGGCCATCCGCAGCACCGTGTCGCCGCCCAGGACCGCACCGGCCAGGTCGATCATCGCTTCGGGGTCTTCGTCCTGTAAACGGGTAGCCACATCTGCCAGGAAGTCCTTGGGTAGGCGCTTTGCGATGGCGATGAGTTCCGTCGTCGAAAGGGCAGCGGGGATCTCGTAGGTAGTCGGGATTGGGTTGCCGTCCGCGTCGAGCTCATAGACGATCTCGGTTCCGGCTTCGGTCTCAACCAGCTTGTGGTGGTATCCAAGCGCAATCTTCCGTGAAGAGGTGGTCGGCCGTGTCCCGGTGTTGTAGTTCTTCATCTATCCTCCGCGCGGATCTGTGACTGTGGCCTAGGCAGCCGGGACGTAAACCTCGTAGCCACCGACAGGGCCGTTCGAGCTCGGGGTAAGGATCTCGAACTCGACGGCGATCTCGGTGTACTTGGTGGTGTCAAAGGCGACAGTCTGCGCAGCCGAGTAGATGGCACGCTCGGCGACGAACAGCACGTTGGCACCGTTCGGCCAAGGACCAACAACGGCCAGGGCGAACTTGGGAGCAGGGCCGATGCCCGAAGGGTTGATCGTGCTGGCACCACTACCGGTGGTGACAGTTCCACGGGTGAGGGCGGCAAGGCGGTCAGCGGTGACTTCGCGGAGCGTGGTCTTGACGGTGGTGGCGATGGCGCTTACGGCGCTGTCGATGGTGCGAGCCTGTTGCTGGCTGGTGGCCTTGACCCAAGTCGGGGTGTCTACGAGCTCAACGGCAGCGGTGGTCTCACCGACGGACGACCAGCCGGTGAAGGTACCGGCAGCGAGGGCGGCGAGGTCAGCGTAGGTAGGCAGTACGAGCGTGCTGCTCCACGGCGCAACGTAGATGTGGCCTGGGCCCTGGATCAGGTGGTCGGCGGAAGTGGTCACTGTTTGCTCCTTCGAGGTTTGTGGTCTTGACTGTTGCTGCTGGTTTCTACGCGCGGTTCCATACTTGGAGACCGGCGTTCACGAGAACTCGGGCGAAGTTTCCCGAGGCATCGACGCTTGGGGTTGCGCTGACTACCCGCCCGGCGACCAGGTTGGCTGCTGTCGTGATGTAGTGGTTCTCGTCGAGCGACGCCAGGGCATTGACGATTTCCTGAGCGAGGGCCCACGCCGCCTCGTTGTCGGGGAGGTCGTCTTGGCCACCCGCTCGGCGCCCGGCCACGGCGTAGAGCGCAACGTTCCAGTTCTCGACGCGATCAACGCTGTGCGATGGCGTAGTGGCTGGTCCTCCGCTGACTGGTCCGACCACGATTGCGGGAAATCCCTCACCCGGCACGAGGATGGTGGAGATGCGGCCCTCGGTCAAGGTGGAGATGCCTTCGATGGAGTTGAGCCAGGCGACGACTAGTTGGGGAATGGCAATCACTTGTCACCTCGGGTTCCTGGGGTCGTAGCCCACTCTTCGTATTCGGGGGCGTATTTGTAAGGCACGTGGAGTTCGGTGAGGGCATTCTCGTAGGGGTGCGTGGGCTGTGGCTTGACGCCTGGGTGCGTGTGCCACTGCGGGTAGTCAGGTTGCACGGCGATGCCGTCCGGGTCCTTGTGGCCGTACCAGTTGAGAGCCGCTTGGCCAACTGTCAGCGTGCTGTCGGTGCCAGATCCGAGGAGCAGTTGCGTCCCCTGGTCCACGTCTTCCACTCGCCACTCCATCGAGGCGCGCAGCTCGCCGGTGAACTCACCGGTGTAGGTGATGGCCGACGAAGTGATGGCGTGACCAACCTCATTTAGGAACTGACCCATCTCGGCAGAGCGAAGCAGTTCGGTAAGGCCCTCTGGGATCTGTTCGACGGTGACAACGGGGTCGGCGGCCATCACGCACCGGCCTTCACGAGACCGCACGAGTAGTGATAGATGGTGCCGGTTAGGTCACGACGTGGGACGACCGTCTCGACGCGGTAGCGCGAGCCGCTCTCGTCTTCGAGGTAGTCCTGGAACGTGACTTCGATGTACGGGGGCACCAGGGCGACCCACTTCTCCACTTGCTGATACGAACCATTGACTAACTCGGTGACGGTCTTGTTGTGGAGCATTCCAGCGAACGAAAGACCAGCCCCGAAGTCACGCGTGACGCGTCCCTCACTGTCACGCGCACCGGACTGGGCGCGGTAGAGAGTCAAGGTCTGGTTTCCACCGATCACGACAACCGCCGGTACGGTGCGGCCAAAGTCAAGCAGCGACCACCGAGGTCGGCGGCGGCAAACAAGCGGCGAGGGATCGGGAAGTTGTCGGCGCCGAGTTGGACACCGGCGACGCGGGTGACGCTGATTTCCCCCGCTACGTTCATCGACTGCACACCGTGGGGAATGACGAGCTGCTGTGGTCCGTTGTTTTTGGTGAGAATGCCCCACGCGATTGCCTCGGCAAGGTCTGCCGGTAGGTCAATGCTTTCGAGCTGCGTGTTGTCACCGAACGGAACAGGCACCATCGTGTTCGAGCCGTAGGGGGCCCACCCACCGGTGTAAGTCAAGTCCACGCCACGGGCGAGATACCACTGCAAGGCCGCGGCATCGACCGAAGCGGACAAGAAGCCGGGCACCGTGTTGGAGTCCACGCCGTAAGCGGTGTAGCCGTCGGGGTCGAGCGGGTCCACGGTTCCGCCGTAAGGGATCCAGGCCAGGTAAACCTTGTCGAAGTCGAAAAGCCAGCCAGCGGGGACGGCGGTGATCGGCGTGGCGTGCGGGTAGACGCGACCGTCGGAGTACGGGTAGAGAAGTTCGGTGCGCTCGGCCTGCGGGATAAAGATGCCCAAAGCACGCTCTAAGCGCTTGACCACGTAGTCGTGGAGTTGCGTGAAGTTGTCAGGGGCCGGAGTGCCGGTGAACAGCTGAAAGTCTTCAGGTGAAATAAGCGTCATGGGTCCTCGCGATTGGCTACGCACGTGACCCTTGCTGCGGGGCCACAAAAAACAGAAACCCCCGGCACCGAAGTACCGGGGGAATCCGTTCCGCTTGGTTGTGATTGAGGTAGGGCTCGCGGTAGCCCTACCTCAAAGGTTCAACTATTCGCCAGTGGTGGCGTAGTTGGCGCTGACCTCGTAGTCGCTAGGAACAGCAGCGTCGCCGCTAGCGTTCACAACCACGATGGCTTCGGGACGACGGTTCGAGACACCAAGACGGACAGATGCCTTGATGCGAATGGCGTCCTGAAGGAAGTCACCGTTGACGTTGTTTGACACAGCGATCTCGGTCTGACGACGCGAGAAGATGGTCAAACGACTTGACGAACCAACAAGGACACGACCGAAAGACTCGGCGTCGTTGTCAGCCAACTGGTGGCAGATAACGATCGGCAAGCCCCAGACGGTGGCCTCGTCGCCGGACATGAACGGTCCACCCGAGAGGTAGAAGCCGGTGTTCGACTTGGCCAAGCTCAAAGCTTCGGCAGCCTTAGGCGACATAGCAACCCACTCGGCAGGGAGCAGGGTGGTCTCGCTAAGGGTCTTAGCCTTGCGGATGCCTTCGATCAACGCAACAGCGTTGGCGTTGGTGTCGGTACCCATGGTGTAGGTCACGTTCTGAGCACGTCCATTGCCAACAACGGCGATGGAGGTCAGACCGTTTACGGTGTCGGTCTCGGCAACGAGCTCGTTCAGGATTTCCTGGGTGACACCGTTCTGCAAGTCCTGGGCGATCAACTGGTTGAGCTGGCCCTGGTCGGCAAGTGAGTCAGCGTCCGTGCGGACGTAGTGACCAATCTTGACAACAGGGATGAGCTGCTTGGTGACCACGACTGACGACTCGGCGTAGGCCTGGAAGTCAGCAGGGTTGCCAGTGCGACGAGCAACAGGAGCGGCAGAGTTCACACGGCTGGTCTCAACGTAAACCGCGATGGTGTCCGATTCGGTCGGAGCCACGGGGATCTTGTTGAGCAGCGTGGTGGGACGCCACGGCTTGTAGTCGAACGGGGTCACGTAGTCGATCGGAACAATGTCCAGACCGCCAGAGGTGGCGCCGGTGAAGACGTCGCTACGGGTGTCGAGGTTCACGGTGAAGTTCTCACCGCTAGCGGCACGCTTGGCGAAGTCGGGGGCAACGGCCAGGAGGGCACCAGCAGCGCTACGGGTAGCGGTGTTGGCTTCGATCTTGGTCGTAGCAGTGGGGGTTGAGAAGGCGTCGAATGCGGACAGCTGCGAACGAACGGCGTCGAGTTCAACAACAGCGGACGACAAAGCGTCGGTGTCGATGACTTCGGCACTGCGGACGGCAGCGACCTTATCCTGAGCCTTGTTGAGTTCAGCGAGAAGCTGCTCACGGTTCATGGTCACTCCTTAGAAGTGGGTTAGGGGGTTGGATTGGTACTGCATTTCGCCGCTGGTGGTCACAACCCCCAGACGCCCCTCAAAAGGGGCCCCGGCTTCTACCGACGCGTGCGCCGGAGAGCGGCACGGGCCGAAATGGCTCGTGCTACGTCGGCAACAGTTGCTGGTGTTTCTGGCACGATGGTCTCTTCGGCCACAGCGTCGAGCTGCATACCGAAGCCACCAACGGCGTCGTCTTGTTCGGCGTCATCGTCGCCGGCTTCGAGGGCGGCGTCTTGGGCGTCGTCGGGGTTCTCAACGCCGAGGGCGTCGGAGAGCATGTCTTGGAGAAGGTCCAGTGCGGTGTCGGCAATGGAAGCGAGCTGCAAGGCCGTGGCCAGAACGTCAGTGTTGTCGCCAGCCGCGGCGCGGGTCGTGACGGCCAGGGCAATGTCGCGGATCTGTTCGGCAGGAGTGGCTTCGCGCACAACGTCCTTGTAGAGCTCGGCCATCGCGTCGGGGTCGGCGCCCAGGTCACGGGTGAGGTCGATCAATGCCTTCTTCGAGCTAGGGGCGTTCACCAGGCTCAACTCGTGAAGGTCGGCCTTGGTGTAGACGATGGTCCCGTCCTTGCGCTGGTAGCCGTCGGTGGGCATAAAGCCAACTGACACGCCGCGAATGAAACCACCCTCGACGAGGCTCTGCATCTCTTGGGCGCGCGGGCTGTCGGCAAACACGAAGCGGACCAAAGGGCCTTCGGAAGTGTCTTCGATGCTGATGGGCTTGCCAACGGGGTCGGCACCTTGCTGATGGTATTGCAGAATGCGAAAGTCGTCCGGGGTGACGTGAGCCATCGCCCCACGAGCCATTGTGGTGCCGTAGGTGTCGATCGTTTCGGGGGTGCCGTCGTCGTAGCCGTAGGCCAGGGCGGTGAAAATCTTGCGACCCTGCTCGTCCGTGTCGATGCCGCGAGCTTGCAAGCCCTCGCGAATGGTCAGGGTGCGGTTCTGCACCTGGCCCAGGTCCGGGGCCTTCTCGGTAGTCACGTCGTTTTGCATTGGGCTACTCCTGTTCGGTGGTGCGCGTTTCGACGGTGGCCTCGGCGGTCACCAGGGGAAGCGCCGCGCTCTTGCGACTGCGCTTCGGTGCTACTGGCACGACGGCCTGAACCACTGGAAGAGTGGCCAAAGCGGTCGCGCAGGTAGGGCAGCTACAAGCCACTACATGACCTCGGGGGTCGCGGCGGTCTCGGCGGTCTGCGCAACGGTGGCGACTTCGGTCACAACCTTTTCGGCGGCCTTGGCCTCGGTGGCGTACTGGGGAAGGTCGGACGCGACGAGAGCGGCGGCTTCGGGGGCGAACTTCAAGACTGACTTGACAACCTTGGCGACCCAGATGTCGTCGGTCGGCGACAAGGTGCGGAAGGCGGTTTCAAGAGCGGCGGCACCACCGGCGATTAGAGCAGCCTTGTTGGTGGCCAGGCCCGGAACCGCGAGGGTTGGGGCAAAGGCAAAGGCGGCGATGCGCACGAAGCGGAACGCTTGGGCGGCGGGGGTGGGCTTGGTCTTCTTGGTGGGAGTGGTCATAGTGACCTGAACGATTGCTGCGTCGTTCCCCTACTTGGGCGCTTTTGCCTTCCTCGCCAACACCTTTTCAGCCTGGGCGGCAAGTCCTGCGGGCCCGTACCACCTACCGGACTTGGAGCTGTTGCAACTCCGACAGATGGGCCGAAGGTTGGCTGGCCACATAGCCCCCCCTGCGATCACCGGCTTGACGTGATCGACTGCCTCCATCGGATCGCGACAGATCCAGCACTTGGCGCCGAAGTACTCGATGCGAGCCAGCAGCTGGGGACCGGTGCAAGTGCCCTGTGCTTGTCGTATCTTGCTTCGTCGCTTAGGCCCGGTAACGTACATGGTGTGGTGGGACGCACAAAAGCCCGCCGCTCGATGCTGCTCTTCACAACCAGGCACCGAGCAACCGCGGTCCGGATCGTTGACGCGGGTCAGCGGATCGCCGTGGTATCGGTACTGCCCAAAGTGCGGCATGCACATGCCGTGCGCGAAGGCCCGTTCGTCACAACCGGCGACGGAACACCTTCGGTCCTTGATGGGCGTGGCACGCCCACCCAGCGGATCGCCGTAGGCGCGGAAGCGTTTGTTGTGCCCCTGGCAATACCCATTCATGAAGACCGGCTTGGTGCAGCCCTCGACCCCACACGGTTTGGCTGCGGCGCTCGCCCTCTTCCGTGATTGCGCTTTGGCGTGCTTCCTGCACATGGTCCCGATGGGTGCCTCTTCGGTGCAGCCTTCGATCTGGCACAGGCGCTTGGCGTACGGGGGCACGGGTGTTCCAGCAAGGGGATCTCCATACTGGGTCTTGCGGTAGTAGTGATGTCGGCACAGCCCGGTGCGGGCACGGGGCCACCTGCACCCTTCGATGGCGCACCCTGTTTCTTGCTTCGGATGGCCGCCGAACCCCCCGTTGACGAGCAGCTGGCGGTAGTGCTTGTCGCAACAGCCCTTCGACACGGCCTTGCGATCGCAACCCGGTGCCCGGCACAGCTTCGGCTCCGACCTAGGCTTCAGGTCTTTGGAAGTGAGCAACGGGTCACCGTACAGACGCCAACGCTTGTAGTGCTTCTCACAGAGAGCGCGACTCGAGACGAACAGGGAACAGCCCTCAACAGAGCAAACCTTCTTTGGCTTTTTTGTCGACTTGCTTGCTGGGGCCACCTAAAGAGGTTATGCCTAGCCTGTGGCTCCCAATGGCGTGATCGTGACGACGACTTCTGCCGTCCCACGGCTAAGTATCGGCTGGGTCACCGTCACGTAGTCGTTCGTGTCGTCCGGCCACAACCCCGCATCGACCAGCCCGTCCACGATTGCCTTCACAACCGTGAAGTAGTTCATCGGGTCTCTGCGGGCATTTCGAGCAAACGGCAGGGTCACCGTCACAACTGACGGCGGCTGTGGTCCTAACTTCGCGGCAACGCACTCGACGTGGCTACATTCCCGCCACGCTTTGACCAATCGTGACCGCTTGGCCCAGTGCATAGATCGTTCGGCGTTTATCGACCACACGTCGGCTGGGGGTAGAAAGTGCAGTTCCATACCGCCGAACACTTGCTGACCGCGTAGCGGAAGTTATCTAATCTCTTCTTATCTACGAGTGTGACGCCCCCTGTGACACAACGCGTTAGTCACGCGTGACACAAGCATCACCAGACAGCAAAAATCCCCCCAGCCAAAGCCGGGGGGATCTTGTTAGTTATTCAGGTTTGGGCATTGCCCAGAAGTATGCCATCAGGCGTGCGCACTCGATGGGCAGACCCGCGGTAAGGCGGGTGTCCCTGATGAAGTCACCCTCAGCAAAGAGGGGTGCCAACTCGGGGTTGTCTTTGAGTGCGGCTTCGGCGACGTTGGCCATCACCTTCACTGCTGCGATGACGGCATCCATTGCCTCATCGCTTTCGATCATCGCGTTGAACAGCTCTCGTGCCGTCTCGCTAAGTTCTGGCTCGACGTACTGTCCGTCAAATGGTTGCGTGTTGTCAGTCATGGTTAGTCCTTTGTGTCACTCCCCTTGTGGAGATACTCGACACCATTGACGCAGTTTAGAACGTTCCAAAAAGTTTCTCTTGCGCGTCGCGGATTGCCCTGGACAGTCATCTACAACCCGTCAAGGAGGCGGGCGAACACCCAAGGAGAATCACAATGCCCCCCACCGAGTTCGTGGAAGCTCCGGCTTACACCATGGCCGCAGTCGAAGGATCAACGCCGATCGTCTTCATCGCTGTCGAAGAATCACCAATCCCGTTTGGATCCAGCTTTCTATTGCGTGGCTTTACGCCGGCCCAGGCCCGAGCCCTCGCTCAAGAGCTGATCGAAAGTGCGCACGACGCCGAGCGCTACGCCGACGAGAAGGCATCACGATGAGCACGATCCTTACCCACACCGAACACCAGGAAGCGTTGGCGTGGTTTGCTGTTGAGCTCGCCAAGCAAGAGCGCGTCGCAACGGCCCCCAACCGTCTCGCGGCTATGTCGCAACGTATGCGCGACGGTTACTACTTCACTGACCTACCACGATGAGCAAGCGCCTCACACTTTCCGAGGTCATTGACGCGATGAACCGGCACCGCGCCGAGCAGATGGCCGCGTTCTGGGGATCGGCCGACGTAGCCCTGGCGATGATCAACTCTGGCCAAGCCTGTGTAAATGCCTGGCAGAACCCCCGCATCACCAACGCCAAGGTCAAGGCCCACCTGCGCACCATCGCTGACGAGGAGGCACGACTTGGCATCGAGAAGCGCGCCGCCACGGTAGAGATTGCGGACGCACCCCGCGTCCGCAACACAAAGGAGCAACGTTGCCCTACCCAGAAGACGGGGATCTACCCGTCGAAGTTGAGCTCGTCGAAGGCGGATCGTGGTTGTCTATCAGGATCCCGGCGAACTGGACAGAAACCAGCGACGGGGTATTCTCCCCTGCGCTAAGCCCCCTCGAAGCACGAGCATTTGCCATGATGCTTGTCTTGCTCGCGGCGAGGGCCGAAGACCAAATAACGAGTAGGTAGCCCCTACGCAAGAGCCCCCAGTCCTAGCGACTGGGGGTTTTCTTGTATCCCTTGGGCTGTGGCGAATGCACAGCGAAAAGGGTCGGCCAAGATAGATATATGGACAATGACCAGACCCCCGACAAGATCCGACTGACCCAAGAGGGTTATGAGGCGTTGCGCCCTTTGGCCGACGAAGCGATGGAAGAGCTGGCCGACGTGTTCGGCGAGCAGGACCACGAAGACCCAGACGAGGAGAAGTAGCCCCGCCTGCCTCAGCTATGGGCGTGGGACGCCTATGGCCTTAGGTGGAGATACCACCGCACCAAGTGAAAGGACCGCCTATGTCCGACCACACCCAGTTGATGTGCCGCAATGGACACACGAACAGCTGGCGCGTTGTGAAGCCTGGGCGAACGCCCGACGCGCCGTCCCTCGTGGTTTGCACGGGGCTCGCCAACGGGCGTCACTGCCTGGAACACCGATACGCAACAGAGAGCGAGATCTCATGAGTAGCCAAGAAACAATGACACCAGCAGAGTTGCTAGCCGAGCTAGAAGATTGCTTCCCCGATCCCAATGACCGGGCACGCATCCTCGAAGGAATGCGCGAACACGTAGCCAAGCGCAACAAGGCGTTAGAAGAGTGGACCTCAACGTTCGAGAAGGCGCTCTTACTGAGCGAAGTAGTTACCTTCTCCCACGAAGAGGACGCAAAGACCTACGGTGTGGTCTGGCTGCTTACCTATCAATGGGCGCACTCGGCAGGCCCAGTAGATACGACGGAAATCAACGACCAACTGACAACCGTCTTCCGCAATGGGGCACGAGACCGGGGACTGACCGCAGACCGTACGGACCCAACTCTACGTCCATACCTAGTTCGACTCGCGAAGGCGGGACGCGAACGGATTGAGATGGTGGCCAACATGCGCTATTGGGAACACGTAGACGACGGGATTTCTTCCCTCTAAGTAGCGGGGACCGCAACACACCGGCAGTTAGCAGTTTCCTCTGGCGGGCCGTCGGGGTCGCACGGGTACATCAGGTCGTAGCCACCAACAGAGAATGGTGAGCCAACGTCCACGATCTGCCCGTCGGCCTCGGCGTGCGTGTCCCGCACCTTCGAGTCGCGCATCGAGACCCACTGCTGTTGCTGGACACCCACCGCGCCGTAGGCAGACACGGCAACCGCAGCGGACAGCCCCAGCACCGCGCGCAGCGACATGGTGCTTGCCCGGCCACCGGTGTCTTGGGTGGGCAGCGGGTCGCCGTTCGCATCTACCTGAATGCCTAGGATCGACGCGGCGATGGCGATGTTGTCGGCGGTCGTGTTTTGCTGGTTGGCCGGGTCAGAGAACTTGGCGTTGAGGTCGCGAGCAATGCCTGCGTTCCACCCATCGACGTGCTGGTTGCCATTGACCATCAAGTCGGCGTGCGCAGCGACGAGAGCCGTCGTGTCGAGGTGAGTGGCCCGCTTGTCTTGTAGGTGCTTGCCAATGACGAGCGCAGTCCCCGTGGCTACCTGGTGAAGGTTTGGCGCGAGGTCCTGGCGTAGTTCCTTGTCGAACTTCGACTGGTCGAATACGGTAGCCACGTCGATTGGACCAGCGTCACTCTGACGACGCAACGCACCAGCAACACGGCGGAACACCCGCAAGTTGTAGGCCTGGGCCATCAACTCCATCTGCTCGATGTGCTCGTCGTTTGACTTGTCGAGCTTGTCTTCGAGTTGCGGCCCGTCAGCCGCCCGGACGAAAGGGAGCGCATCACCGACTTCGATACCGCGCTCTGGCGGTGTGAAGTTCGGGGCGGGCACGGGGATATTGCTGGGGTCGGTCGAGAACTTGTCGCCTTCTTCGTCTACTGGCGGCAAACCGGCGATCTCGCGGGCCTCGTTGCGAGTCGCAAGGCCAACGGTCCAAAGAGCCTGGGCGCGAGCCAAGCGCACTTCGATGTCTTCGCTGAGAGCCGGGATGTCAGCCTTCTCGATGTAGACCTCGTAGCCACGGCGACGAAGCGATTGGTTGAGGGCTGAGCAGATGAGGTTGAGACGACCCATGATCGTCGAGGCGTAGTACTGGGCCAACTCGGTGCGCTGGTTCTCGTAGGTCTTGGCGCCGCCAATGCCCAGACGCGACACCGGCATTTGCCAGATAGCCATGACGTCCTGGCGCGACAGGTTCGACATCTCGACCCACGACTGGTCCGGGCCCTTACCGCCGAGCTCGGTGTATTTGACGTCGGAGCCCACAGTGAAGATCTTGCCGTTCTGGGTGGGGTCGTTGAGACGGCTGTTCAGGCGCTGGTCGAACTCGCGGATCGAGTCTTCGGTCACGCTGTCGTCCATGATCTGAACGAGCGCGCTGGGGCGTCCGGCATTCATCAACAGCGAGCGAGTGGCGAGGGTCGAGGCGTGAACGACATCAACCGCCAGACCAGCTTGACCAACGAACGAGTTAGCGCGGAACGGGTCGCCAGGGAACGGCACATGGATACGGTGGAGCTTGCCTTCGGCCATACCGGTCATGGCGTTGCCGTCGGCGTCGTAGCTGCCAAGAACCTTGCCCATTGCGTCGCGGATGTGGTAGCCCGAGATCAAAGCGGCGGAGCCGTCGGGCAAGGTCTGGCCAGGTGCGGCGTAGGCGACGGTGACCTGACCACCGATGATCGGAGTGAGCGTAGCGCTACCACCGGGGCCGGGCATCTCGACGATGTAGGCCTCACCCTGGTAGTCGAGTTGGGTGGAAATGTAGGAGCGAAGAAGCGTGGCGCTGACCTGCATCGAGGCGCCGATGTTGAAGGCATAAGTGATGGGGTCGTTCTCGATTTCGGTGCCCGTGCCGAGCTTGCGCGCTTTCATCTTGAAATACGAGACGTTGGCTACGTCGGCGGCCACGGCGTTGGTGATCGCGGCGAGCAACTGCTCTTGCTGGTGGCCCTGGGTCTGGTGATAGCGAGTGTCCCACGGTGCGCCAGAGTTGCCAAAACCCATGCCGTTGAGGTTGCCAATCGCCCGAGTCTTTGGCGGCGTGTACCGGGCTGACCGGGTGACTATGCGCTTACTCACGCTTCGGGCTCCTCAACAATGGCGACGCTGCCCAGTTTGAGGGCGGCAAATGACAGCAATACGCCAGCGACGATTGCTGCGGGCCATATTGAGAGAGCAGGGGCAAGCCAAGCGGTCAGGCAATAGACCGTGGCCACCGTTCCAATAGCGGCAATGCCTGCACCCGAGAAGACGAGAATGGGCTGCCAGTTGTCTTTGATGAAGGTCAGAAATCCGCGCATAGTGCCCATGACCCTTGCTGGTCAGGCACCCGTGGGCGTTACAAACAGTCTGGCCAGATGTCAGCCCACGAAACGGGCATCTTCATTCCTTCGCGCATCTTCGCCGCCGCTGGTTCGAACGCGCGAGCGGCTTCTTCGACGGTCTTGCCATCAGCCTTTGCGTACTTCTCCAACCATTCGGTGAGCTCACCAGCGGGCCGTTTGTAACTAGCGTCCCATGCCGTAGCGGGATCGGCCTTCGTCGAGTTCTCGTCGTAGGGGCCACAGCAGAGCATGTAGTAGGCCCGCAGCGCCATGTCGAGTGCCACCACGGTCTTGCCTTCGATCGCAGTCAAGCGCATCATCGCCGTGTAGGTGTTCCTTACACTGTCGAAGTTGCGACGGGCGCTGAACCGCAGAATGTCTTCATTCATTATTCCCCACGCGATGTCGGAGAATTTGGGCTCCGATCCAAACTTCTCACGAAGCTTGGCTCTCTTCTCTTCGACCCTCGCAACGTACTTCGGGTAGTCGGGGGTACCAAAAGTGTCCATCGCCATATCGACTTCATAGGCCTGCACCTCGGTCATCGTGCGGTAGGTGTTGTCGCGCGGATCAACTCGCAAGACGATCTTCTGCTTACAGCTCGGGCACTTGGTCTGGCCGGCCGGAACCTTCTTCAACACGACGCCGCAGTAGGGGCAGCCCTCACTTCGTAGGTCTGTCGGCGCACCAGCTTGACGTGGCGGTGGTGTTGGGTCGGCTCGCTTGGGGGTCGGCGCTGGTGTGGCTTCTTTTTTCTTACGACTGAACAATCCCATGCTGCCAGCGTAGGACAGGGTTGCTACGTTGCCCGGTCTAGGCGAAGAGCAGCTTCTTGTGGCGCTTGGTGGCGACCATGTAGATGGCGTAGCGCAATGCGTCGAGCGAGTCGTCGTCACGCTTAACTGGCTTTTCGGGCACGGCCGGCTCGCCCTTGCTGTTGGTCTGCCAGCGGTAGTTTCCAAGTTCTTTCCACAACGTCGGGCACGCGTCGATGTCGATCACGAGTTTGCCACTGCTCAGCAGCTTCTGAACTTCACGAATGCCCTCCATCACCGATCCGGCGGACTTGTCGGCATTGACCACGGTCAAGCCACGGCCGCGCTGGGCATTGACGGTCTGGGGAAAGTTCCAGTCGGAGTAGATGACCTCGGGGTGCCACTCGGCTGCCACTGGCTCGATCATCGAGAACCACGCACCTTCGGTTGGTGCGGGCACTACAACTTCTTTCACAGCACACCACGTCTCTCCGCTACGGGCGAGCACGATAAACGCGCTGGGGTGTTCCGTACCTAAGTCCTGACCGACGATGATTTGGTCTGCCGTCGAGGGCGTCGGCCACACGAGACCTGCCTCTTCGCGAGCGGTGCGGGTGTGCGTGAGTAGCGAGATCCCCTTGTAAACCTGACCTTTGAGCGACAGCACGTTGCCCAAGATCTCTTGTTGGAACAGGTCGGTGCCTTCGTACTGCGCGACGAGGTTGTCACGGAACGACTGCGCGGTGAACTTGTTGGCGAACGAGCTGGGCGGTGGGTTCGGTGGCATGTTCGGGTCTTGGCTGCCGATGTAGACCACGCCGTGCTTGGGCTTCTCGATGGTGATGAAGTCGCGAGCAAACCAGTTCTGGCCGTTGGGTGTGGTGGCCATCAACATACGCGGTGGAATGCCGTCGGGCAATACCGAACGCACGCCCAGCGAGAGAATGCCGTAGCTTGTCTCGTCCCAGAACGCCACCTCGTCACAGATAGCGCCATGCACGTTGAGACCACGTAGCGAGTCGGGCTTGTCAGCTGACGCCAAGAAGATCACCGAGCCGTTGGCGAAGCGCATCTCCATACGACCGGGCGACACGGGGAAACTCTTCGAGTCGAGCTTGCCACCGAGCATTGCGAACTCCAAAGACGGGCGGCCGTTGTCAGGATCTCCGAGCACTTGCCATTTGAGCCCACCCTCGCCATCAACGAGCACGCGCTGGGCTTCGCTCCACGTCTTGCCTACTGCGACCCATTTGGTGTTGGGGTAGGTCAATGCCTGGGTGATGATCCAACGGCACAAGTTCCAGGTCTTGCCCAGACCACGACCACCGTAGAGAATGGCGCGGGTCCAGTCGCCCTCGGGGATTACCTGGTGCTCTTGGACTAAGAAGCGGACGACGACTTCACTCACTGCGCCCCCGCGACGATCTCCTCAACAATGCGCACGACGGTAAAGCCCGTCTCGCCGCTGTGCTCGACTTTGGCTGGTGCGTCCGAGCCAGTGAGCTTGGCGATTTCTTTGAGACTGGCAAGCTCTTGCGCCAACCAGCGCTGTGCGGCGGTGTCTTCACCACGTTGCTGGGCTGCAAGGTAGCCACGTCGAGCGTCTAGGGCGGATTGCTGATGGCGGTAGATCAGGTCCTGGCGAACGCCTTCGGTGTCCCCCGCACGCTCCTTCATGTCGAAATCGCGATACTTTGCCCACCGGTCTTGGACCACCTTTGGGGTACAACCAACCTGGGCGGCTACGGCCCGACGAGACAAACCTTGCAGCGACAGGTCAATGATCTGCTGTTCTTGCTCGGGGGTGAGGCGCTTGGCCATTTAGGAACTCCGTGTTCTCTGGTTCCCCTAAGGCTTGCTGCGGCCCCAGTCGATCTCAAAGCCGGTTCCGCACTCTTGGCAAGTGCCGCCGTCATACACTGCTTCGACGCTGCTCGGGGTTGATTCGCCAAACCAGGTGCGCACCAGGTCGCCGCCGCACACTGGGCACGGTTCGGCGCACACCTCGGGCGACCACATGATTGGAATGGTGACGGCCCTCATTGGATCAGTCCTCGCACATAGTTGGCCGCTTCGTAGTCGGCGGCACTGGCAACGTGCGCTCCCCCGTGGCCACGGTGGTGGAACTCACACAACCATTCGAGGTTGGCGGCACTCTCTACCCACGCTCCTACGGCGTCCGCGTCGCTAACGCCTGGGTAGTCACGCTCCAACAGAGCCAAGTCCACGTCATTGAGTAGCGCCCACTCGATGTGGGAGTGGTGTAGTTCCAACGGTTGGTCCAATGAGCACTCTGAAAAGTCCCCACGTCGAGCGCCCACAGCGCACTGTGCGGTTGCTTGCGTGCGACGGTGGAACTCGTTGAAATCCTTGTAGTGGGGGTCGTGTGCCCGTGGCTGGTGGTCTGGGTAGCGCACCGCGTAGTGATGTGTCACCTGCTGCGTGTGGGCGCTAGTTGCGTTCTTGCGGGCCATAGTGCCTGCGACGCTTGCTGACTACTCGCTTGGCGCGTTCCAGTTGGTGCCGTCGAAGGTCCAGCCAATCCACGCACCTTCGGGAAGAGTGGCGAGGTCAGTCCAGCTCGGGTCCGGCGTGACTAGGGAAAGGTCAGCAACGACGACATTAATGATGACGTTGTTGTCGATGATTGCGAAGTTTGTCATTAGTACCAAATCTCAATCAGGCCGGGGGCTCCTGCGCCGCCGGGTCCGCCGGTTGCTCCTGCGCCGCCACCGCCACCACCGCAGCCGGGGGTCGTGGCCGTAGTGCCCGTGCCACCAGTCGTTGTTGCGGTAAAAGTAGTTTCCGAGGTTCCTGGCGTCGGAACGACTGCGGCATTGGTCGAAACCGTCGAGGCGGATCCGCCAAGACCACCGTGGTACGGCGACGCGCCCTGTGGTGTTCCACCAGAAGCCCCGCCGACGACGCCCATAAAGGGGACAAGGTTCTTCTGCTGGTTGTTGAACTGGCCACCGCCCGCTCCCGGGAAGGTGCTTGGCGCGGTGGTCGTGTAGGTGTAAACCGCCGTTCCGCCATTTGCGTAGAGGCTGTATTGCCAGTTTGCAACGGTGGTCGCTGATCCGCCCACTCCACCCGTTCCACCTACTGCGGTGGCGATAGTCGTCGTAGTGGTCGTATCAACGAGACTGGTCGTACCGCCGGTACCGCCGGCACCACCACTGCCTGATCCGGCGGTTCCGGCTGTGCCGCCTGCTCCGATCGTGGCCGTAAGCGTGTCGCCAGGTGTGACGGGAACCCACTCAAATTTGACTTCACCAGCTGACCCGCCACCACCGCCGTAGTACGTGTTGATTCCGGCGCTACCTGCTCCGCCACCACCACCTGCTCCGCCGCCGATGAGACGGGCGCGAATCACGGTGACGCCAACGGGGACCACGAAGGTTTGCCCACTCGACGTGAGCTTGGTGTAGCGCTGCCCGATCGGTAGCTGGCCATAGGTCGCCGCGTCAGTCGATGCGGTGCCGTTGGCGAGGCCCGTGATCTTGTTCGAGCCCATTGCGAGGGCACCTGACATGGTGTCGCCGGTCTTGCTGACCTTGCCTGCGTCGGCAGTAGCGCGAGCGGACGCCTCGACGGCTACGGCGGCGTCGGTGTAAGCGGTGGTCGCGACCTGGGTGTTATTGGTGAGTGGCGTGGCGGTTGGTGCCGTCGGCGTGCCGGACAATGAGGGCGAAGCCTTTGGTGCGAGAAGGGCCTCGGCAGCCTCGGCTCGCGTTATCTCGGAGTTGAGGTTGGTCTGGACGGCCGCGGCAGCGCCACTGGCGTCGAAGTCGGTAGAAGCGTGAGTGGCGGCAGTGCCAAGGCCAAGGTTTGTGCGAGCAGTTGCGGCGCTGGCCAAGTCTGAAAGGTTGTTGGCCTTTTGGAGCATGCCCGCTTCGGCGGCTTCGGCACGAGCCTGCTCTGCGGCCACATCAGACGCTGCTCCACTCGCGGCGGTGATGACTGCGTTCGTGATCGCACTGGACACAAACTGCGTGGTTGCAATCTGGGTCGTGTTGGTGCCAGCCGTTGCCGTTGGTGCGGTGGGTGTGCCAGTGAGGGCTGGTGAGGCTAGTGGTGCGAGAAGTGCTTCGGCTGCCTTCGCGCGCGAAGTCTCCGCGGCGACTGCGGCGGTAGCAAAGCTCTCGGCGTTGGCCTGGGCGGTGGCCGCTGCGCCTGCCAAGTCGAAATCGGTAGCGGCGTGCGAAGCGGCGGAACCGAGCGCAGCGATGGCGGCAGCGATGGCCGCCGTGCGAGCGGTTGCTTCGCTGGCCACAGCACTGGTGGCAAATGCCTCCGCGGTGCTCTGTGCGCTGGCGGCACTACCGACAGCATCAAAGTCGGTGGCGGCGTGGGTCGAAGCAGTGCCCAAGTTGAGCGCGGTGATCGAAGCTGTGATGGCAGTAGCTCGTGCTGACGCCTCTGCACTTATTGCGTTTGTGCGAGCCGTTGCTTCGGTGCTCACAGCGTTGGTGGCAAAGGTCTGGGCGGCAGACTGCGCAGCAGCGGCGGCACCAGCGGTGTCGAAGTCGGTTGCGGCGTGGCTGGCGGCTGTACCCAGCGTGGTGGCGGTCCACTTCGTGCCGTTGTAAGTCAGGACTTGACCGGACACCAAACCGGACAGTGCCACATCGGTGAGCGAGGCGAGAGTGGTGGTTTCCACCGGGACGACGGCCACCCAGTCGGTGCCGTTGTAGGTAAGGACGGATCCAGTAGGTGCCGGTGCGGTCACCCCGACGTTGCTAAGGCTTTCGAGGGCAATCGAGGGCATCTGCAAAAACGCCAGCATCGTGCCGGGGGCCGGCGTACCGCCAACGGTCACGCCATTGACTTCGGCTACACCGGACTGGTTGGAGGCGCTTGGCACCCACTGGGCACCGTCGAAGACGAGAGTAAAGCCAGCTTCGGGAGCGACGGTTTGCGACACGTCCCACAAGTTGGAAAGAAGAGGAACACCCATAGTGGTCCCTACCCTTGCTGTCAGCAGGGTGAGACAGTCGGGCTGGTGGTGGGCGTCGGCAGGTCTGCCGAGAAGCACGACGTGCCATCAGACCAGGTGATGGTGGTGCCAGACACGGTGGTGCTCCCGCTGGATCCCGACTCGTTGATAGCGGTGACCAACTCTTCGGGCCAGGTCTGACCGTTGAGCCCGTAAGTCGCAACCGCGGCCAGAGCCACGTTGTCAATCGAGTTGATCGCCACAGTCTGCTCGGCAGCCGACACGATCGGGGCGTTGGAGTTGGCGTCGAGTGCGTAGAGCGTGCCCGTCGTCGAGAGGGCGAGAACGGTCGTGATGATGGCGGCGAGTTTCATAGATTTCACAATTGGCGCAAAATCTTGTTGCAAAACCGAAAAGTGCCTGCACGGTACTACTCACGCAACACAACCGATGTATTCGACTGGTGCGATGAGCAGCGGTGTCGAGAGTTCGCAACTGGTATTGAAGAACCAGTGCGGTGAGAAAACCTTCTCCTAATTTCTCGCTCCCGGCGACGCGGCACCGCTGCCCATCAGACCAGTCGAATGAAACCTTGATCGGTCGGCGCGTTGAGCACCGGGGCCCCAGCGGGCCCACGTAGTGGTTGCCTTCGTCAGCTCCCATTCGCCCAGCTCCGATGCTCACCGGGCCAATCGATCAACCCAAAGCCCCTCGGGGCCGTGGGCTCCGAGTATCCAAGAAGGAGACCCCATGTCCTATGAAACAGAGGACGAAGTACGAGAAGCCATGTTTGAGCTACTCGATGAAATGGACGCAGAGCACACCAGCCTGATGGAGGGCGGAGTGGAACTGTGGTCCGACCTGCCCGCCAAGAAGCTGCGCGACCTGTTTGACGTGTCGGTCTCGATCATCGAGAGCCCCTACATCAAGAGCGATGAAGTAGACGAGGAAATCCTGATTGCCAGGTCACTCCTCGGACTACTCGAAGACAAACTCACCAACGTCGAGTTCGAGGATCTCTGCGACTCACTTCGTTGGTGGACATACCAGGCAATCTGGCGGTAGCGGATACCTGCATCGCAGCCTGAACCAACTAACACCCCCCGGCCATCAACGCTGGGGGGTGTTTTGTTTACGCAGTGAAGAACCGTGATCACCGCGTTGGGATGCGGTCGGTGTTGCTCGTAGTAGAGCCACCCAGCGATGGCGAGGAGAATGACGGCGACGATCCGGTTCCAGTGGGCGCGCACGAACCACCAAACCCAGGTCATTGAGACACCACCTGGAAAGCGATCTCTGATGCCGTGAGTATTCCGCCACAGTCCTCGGCTATTGCCGCCGCGTCGTCCCACACCTCGTCGGTGAGTGGCGCCCCACCAGTCAGGTCGTGCCACACCTCGGGGAAGTGGTGGGCGGCCAGAGACGTCTCGAAGAAGTAGTGCGGGCAGTCACCGGTGTGGAGCACGCACCTCACCGGCGGCTCTAACACCTTGTCGCCACAGAGGCCGCAGTGCATACAGGTAAACCACTCTTTTTTTGTCGAAAGAGCAGTGAAGCCCATACGCCTCGGCCCCAAGGCCCTGGCTGTCTGATCAAGTGACCAATCACAAGCGTGGTCTATGTTGCAGAACACGAGCCAACTACCACTGGGGAGTTTGAGGACGACGGGGGTTGTCTTGTCCCTCATTGTTGGGACCTAATCCGGTGCGTCGGTTCGGTGCTGCGGGCAGGGGAGTTTCCGTGTGTCACCAGGTGATCGTGTCGCACGGGCGTTTCCGTGCATACGCAGCAGGGCCTACTCGTCGGCGCTTTCTTCGATGTCACGCACGTCGGGACCCAGAAGGGCCAGCAGGTCAAGCCAGGTGGCGTCCGAGGGGATCTGCTCGCGGTTGATACCTACGAGGTCAAGGGCCTGGACTACTAGGCCAACGCTAAGGGTGTCCGGGATCCCCTCCCAGTCGTAGAAGCTGATGCGCGGCTCATTGCCGTCTTCGGGGTCATCGACCACCAAGCTTGGGGTTTCGAGCTGGCTGGGCAGGGCGGGCCAGGTATTGGTCCAGCGCAGGATCAGCGTGGCGATGTCCTGCTCTTCGGCTTCGGGGGTGGTGGTCTCTTCTGACATGTTCGCTCCAATCGAGGGTGTGCCCAGCCCCGTTAGGAGGAGGCGGCGCCAGCCACGAGGCCGGGCACGCTAAATACAGTGTGTGCTCGCCGATCCAATGCAAACAACCCCACCAATGTCACGCGTTAGTCACGCGTTATGTCACACACCCTGTCACACGCGTAGATAAGAAGAGATGAGATAACTTCCTGCGGCTCGTTGGTATCACCCCTAAGGGTGATTTTGGCCGGCTCCCGAAAAAACTTGTCCGGGCCTATTGCACGGCCATGGGACGCCCGCACTGTACCTACCACGAGGTTGATCATCGGTATAGGAGCCGGTGCCTCGTGAAGGGCTGGGAGGCCCAACGTTATGACCACCAATTCCATCGCAGTAAGCCAGAACGAGAGCCACGGTTTCTCGCTGGTCCCTAACGAAGCCGAGATCATCGGCTTGTTCAAGTTGAGCGAGACGCTCTGCGCCACCAACTTCGTCCCGGACTCATTCCGAGGCAAGCCCGCCGAGACCCTGGCCGCGATCCTTTACGGCCGCGAGCTCAACCTCGGACCGATGCAGTCGCTGCAACAGATCAACGTCATCAAGGGCAAGCCGTCGGCCAGCCCCGAGTTGATGCGTGCTCTCGTCCGCCGCGCTGGTCACTCCATCAGTGTCATCGAGAACACCGCCGACACCTGCGTGCTCGAAGGCAAGCGCGCTGACGACGGCACCGTCGAGCGTTCGAGCTTCACCATGGCCGACGCTCGAACTGCTGGCCTCGCTGGTGGTGGTGCTTGGAAGACATACCCGAAAGCCATGTTGCTGGCCCGCGCTACCTCACAGCTCTGTCGTTCGCTGTTCGCCGATGTCATCAGCGGCATCAGCTACACGCCCGAAGAGTTGCAGAGTGTCGAGGCTTACGACGCGCCCCGCATCACTCAACTCGACGTGGCTACCGCAGAGCCCACTACCGTGCTGGTAGCTGCCGGTCCTGCTAAGCGCGAGCTTGTGGCCGCGTTTGAGGGTGACGTCGAGTTGGCTAAGGCCCTTTGGGGTGACCGCGGCGCCTCGCCGATTACCCGTGAAGAGCTCGACGACCTGTTGGGCTCCATCCGCGCCGATGCCGCAGTCGAAGAAGTCGCCGAAGCCGACGTTTTGTTCGCCGGTGAAGTCGTCGAGACGGAGGAGTTCTAATGAAGCGCGTATCCCCTACCGGCCAGGCCATCCTGCGCGTGCTCGAAGTAGCACCCGCCACCATCTCGAACAACGAGCTGAGCCACCGCACCCACCGACACTCGCGGACAATCCAAAAGGGGTTGCGCGAGCTGTCGGCGTCCGGACTTATCTCAATCACACACATCCGGCCCACTGAACCAGGCGACGTTGGTCGCATCATCGAAGTCAAGGCCCAAGCGAAGGAGATGGCACAATGACCGGCGCCTACTGGCTCAAACTGGCCAACACATTCACCACCGACCCTAAGATCCTCGAAGTCGGCGAAGCCGCCGCGTGGCTCTACCTAGCTGGGCTCTGCTACTCGTCGTCTCACTTGACCGACGGCGTGGTGCCCAAGTCAATCATCGGCCGCCTGGTCGATGGCGACGCCGAAGAGCGCGCCGCTGCTCTGGTTGAAGCAGGACTGTGGAACTCATCAGGCAAGAACTACCTGATCCACAACTACACCGAGCACCAGCAGACCAGCGACCAGATCCAAGAGAAGCGCGACGCCGCCGCTAAGCGCCAAGCGAAGCACCGTCAGAAGGAGACCTTGGTCAAGACCGAGGAGGGCGAGGTGCTTGACGCCGCCGAAGTGCGTCGCCGCCTCACCACGGTCTGCGACAAGGTTGTCGAAGACGGGAACCTCGAAGCAACGCTCGAAGGCTACCGCCACATCTACACCAACCTCGTCCCCCAGGCTGTTGAGAAGTACCGCGAGGTGAGTGGCATCGGTGAAGCGTCGCTGCTCAACGTCGTCGCCACCCACGCTGCCCAGACCTTCATCGGTGAGGACTTGGACAGCGCAGCATTCCGCCGACTGTCAGCGCTTCGCCGTGACAATGGTTTCCGTCTTATCGAAGTTCTACCCATCGCAGCTGCCGGTGCGAAGGGCGACCCAATCACCTACCTCACCGGCATCTTGAACAAGGAGAAGACCAATGTCCGATAACCGCCCGCAGACCGTCGTGCGACAGAACAACGTGCCAGGGTTCCAAGACCTGCGCGCCGCCCGCCTGTGCGACATCACCGAACCAATGATGGCCCGCGTCGAACTCGCCGCAGAGTTTCCGAACGCAGGTGTCGAGCCAACCGGCATTGACGAACTCGACAACGTGGTGCGTTTCCAAGCAGGCCGCATGGCCGTGCTCGGTGGCCGTGAAGGTGCCGGTAAGTCCGCCCTGGCTTTACAGATTGCCCGCTGGTGGAGTGGCCGCGGTGCGACCCTCTACGTTCTCACCGAGATGAGCATCGAGGAAGTAGTCGAGCGCATCGTCGCCGCCACCGCCCACATTCCGGTTTGGCAGATCCAGAAGAGCCCGTCACCAGACCAGCGTGCCAAAGTGCGAGGTGCGTTGGAGTGGCTTGCCAAGAACTCAAACCTGACCATCGTCGAGGCCCAAGGCATTCCGATGGACGAGCTCACGCTCCGGATCCGCGACTGGGCGAAGTCTCAGCGCAACGGCGCCCGTGGTGTCATCATCGACAACCTCTGGGGACTTGCCGGAGCCAGTGGTGTCCGTGGCCAGGCCAGTGAGGTCAGCATCGCAATTGGCAACATCGCCCGCCAGGTAGCCAACTTGTCACTGCCCATTGCTAGTGGTGGCATCGACTGCCCCGTCGTATTGCTTCACCACTTGAACCGTGGCGCAACCGGTGGCAACTCCCCTACAACGGCAACGCTCGGAGGCTCCGACCAGATTGGATACTGGGCCAGTCAAGTCATCTTGGTCGCTGAGGAGAAGGTCGTCGGTGCCGGAGACGGTGCGTTCGGTTCCAGTGGTGCGACACACGCTCTACACATCACGAAGAACCGTGGTGGCCGAGCTGGTGTGTCGATCCCGCTGTCGTTCCTGGGTGAGCAGATGCGCTTCGTCGGCGCCGGGACCCCAGCACCGTTCGCCAAGCCCGAGGCTGCGGACATCGTGGCCGAGAAGACCTACCGACAGAAGCTGGCCGAACTCCCGAGCATCTGATGCGTTTTTCGTCGCCGTGGTGGTTGTTTTTACAGCCACGGCGCGGACAGTGCAGGGAATGCACGACGACAAGGAACTGTGGAAGAAGTATCACGCGGCACTCGCGGCCGGTGACGAGGACACAGCGAAGAAGACCCGGGCGGAGATCGTCGAACTCCACTTGGGTTTTTTTCGTCAGTACGCCCAGCGCACTGCCTTTCCCAGTTGGACCCAAGACCAGAAGGACGAGTACTACCACGAGCTGGTGCTTGTCGCAGCATCAAAGGTGGACACCTACGACCCCGAGCGGGGCGCCAAGTTCATCACCCACGTGAAGCCCTACCTCCAACCGGTGCGGTGGAAGATCGAAGCGTCGCGCCAGGCAATCCCCACCGGCTACGAGACCGCACGGCTGCGCGCTCTGGTTCGGCGCCGTCAGTCCGAGGCGATGGGTCGCGGTGAAGAGCTGACGCACGAAGAACTGGCCGCCGAGCTCTCCCAAGTCCACGGCAAGAAGATCGGCGTTAAACGCGTTGCCCGCATCGTGGAGAGCCCCGTGATCGTGTCCGGTGACCAGACGTTGCCCACGGGAACGGACAAGGCCGTCACCATCTTTGACCGCGTGTCGAGTCAGGACGACGTGGCCGACGTTGTGCAGGCGTCGTTGGAGAGTGAGCAAGCGATCGACGCGGTGCGCTCCGCCCTCGCCGATCTGAATCCGTCCCCCGCCGAGGTGCAGATCATTGAGCGCGTCTTCATGGCTGCGCCTCGCGTCGTGGACGGATCCGAGGTTTTGTCTCCGGGCCCAGCCAGTGACGCAGACCTCGCCAGGGACTTGGGCATTCCCGAGGCGAGCGTGGCCGAGCTTCGCGAAGTTCTGGCGGACCGCCTGCGCTGGCTGCTCGGTTGATGTTGCTTTTCGATTAATCGCCTGGACGGTATTGGTCAGCGCAAGTTGCGCCCAGAGCTAAGGAGGCTCACCGATGGCAGACGCATATCAACTGTTTAACTTCGCAGAGGACTACCCCGATTTCGATAGACCTGAGAAGTTCACTATCACTGGCAAGTACTTCCACAGTGAAATCATTGTCAAGGCGACCGCTCATCGCGAGGGTGAGTTCAACAAGTACGGCACGAGTATCCAACTCACGAACAGTGAATGTAGGGCTCTGGGCAAAGCACTCCGACACCGCCGTCTTGCTCGCCTCTTCGCGCGGATCACAAACAAGGTTGGCAGTCGATGACCTACTTCACCCCCATTCTGGTGAACGGCCAGCCCCGTTTGCAGCCGACCCCCAAGCTCCTGGAACCGCTATCCATCGATGACGCCGTTGCGCTCAGCGACGAATTGACCCGCGCCGTTCGCCAGGTGTGTGAACTTCGCGAAGCCTACGAGCGCGCACGGAACGCAGGCGAAGAGTAAAGAGCATCGCCACGCCGACCACCCACGCAACGAAGACGTGGGTGGTCACCCCGATGCGTTCGACCACCCAGTTCACTCCGAACACGACGGGCACGGTCACTACCCAGGGGTTGGGCATGGGACGCCCGTTATGTGTTGGCCCAACGTCGGGTGTCCGCCCCGGCGGGATCATCAGGTAGCCCCTGTCGTAGGCGGCCCGTGTCTGGGGGTCACCGAGTATCGACCACGCCTCTCTTACTTGGGCGAAGCGGCGCGCACTGCCACCGTGATCTGGGTGCGCAGCCTTGACCGCTTTGATGTAAGCGAGTCGAAGTTCCGCCTCGTCGTAGCTGGGGTCAGCCCCGAGAACTGCGTATGGGTTCTTCATTCACTCATCGTGTCCGACGAGCAGCGCCACACACTCTCCAAGTGTCCCGTGATTGTCCCGAACGGTTTGGGGCAAGATGGGGTTTCATTGGGTTTTCTGGACGCCCCAAACGCCAGTCTTTTCAGTACAATCGCTGAATGCGCAAGGGATTAGGCAGAAAGAGCATTGGCCTCCGAAGCCATGTGCGCAGGTTCGATTCCTGCCGGGGGCACCAAAGGAACATTGGGTTTTCGCGAGATACCCAGGTTCCGAGTATCGGTTTGTCCCGCGATTGTCCCGTAGATGGGGAAAAACTCCGTCATTTTGCCCCATTCGACCAGAACGAATGCCGTGGCGTACACGTCGAACACGATAACCCCTGCCGGATCAATCACACCGGCAGAAAGAGACAAACGATGAGCAAAACCATCGAATGGCTTAGCGTGAATGAACTGTGCGTGACCCTCGGGATCACGCGCTCGACCTTCGACCGTTGGTTGAAGAAGGGTGAAGTCCCGCCCTACCGCCGCCTGCCCAGTGGCAAGCTGTTGTTCCACCCCGCCGACGTGCAGGAGTGGCTCGACCAGTTCCTGGTGGTGGCCCGATGAAGCCGGGCCCCGAGATCCGGGTGTGGTCCGTCCAGTTGCGTCGCGGTGCGCGTAGCCGCCCGTACTTCGTCCGTTGGTCTGTGAACGGCACCGAGCGTGGCCCCAAGACGTTTCCCACCTTCGAGGAGGCCGACGCGTATCGAATGCGACTGGCCCTCGCCGCGCGTGACGGGATGAAGTGGGACCTGACGACGGGGCTACCAGTTGCGTGGAGTGAGCTGGGTGAACTCGACGTGGCTTCATTCTGCCGTTCCTACTGGCGCAAGCGGGCAAAGGGACTGAAACCACGCTCGCGAGCTGCCTGGGCAGAGACGTTGAGTCGCTTCGTGGCCGCGGCAATGCCGAGCCGCGCTGCGGCTATGCCTGGGAAGATGAATGACCTCGCTCGTTGGGTGTCGGGCGATGACGTCCCCGCAATCCAAGAATGGGTGTCGCGTTGGTCACCCAAGATGAGCAGTCTCGACGCACGCAAGCTCGAAAGGGTCCACGATGCGCTCTTGGTTGGTGTCGATGGCGACCCACTTAGCGCCGCCACCCTGCGCCGTCGCTTCACCCACGCCCTAGCCGTGCTGAACGCTGCGGTGAAGGAGGGTCTGCTCGAAACCGTGGAGCTCGAGAAGCCGACCGACGCCTACTACGAGAATGTCGCGACGGTCATCGACATGAAGTTCCCCAACTTGG